AGAACTGGAACAACAGAACTACGATTTAGCAACAAGAATAAATATGCTTGAATTGTAAAAAACTTGTTAAAAACTACGACACAAATAAATTTAAATTTGATTAATAATTAAAACCACTTATGTTAATTAACATCAACCTTTGTCTTAGCGACATCCCTCAAGACAAAATCTTTACTTCTAAAAACGGAAAGAAGTACTTATCAATTTGCGTAACAGATAGAAAAGAACCAGACCAGTTCGGTAATGACTTAACAGCCTACATTAATCAATCTCAAGCTGAAAGGGAAGCAAAACAACCAAGAAAATTTATTGGTACTGCTAAGAACTTAAAGAAAACTGCATTAACTGAAAAGAACGATTTACCATTTTAATTATGACACCAAAAGAAAAAGCAAAAGAGTTAAAAGATAAATTTCAAAAACAAATCTTTTTTCATGTAACTGATGAAAGATTAGATATAAACGAAGCAAAAGGTTTAGCTTTAATTGCAGTTAATGAATTAATAAAATCAGCACCATCACTTATTGAAATTGAAAGAATAGAACATATTAAATATTGGGTAAATGTTGGAGAAGAAATTGAAAAGCTATGAAAAAGCCATCAACAAAAGTAATCAGCCTAATTGAGTGGAAAGATTATGCCGTTTACAAATGGATTCAGCAACAAATCAAAAGGGGAAAAAGTGAAAATAAAAAGCTGTAAAATCTGCAAGGTTAAGTTTGAACCATTTAAACCACTTCAACAAGTATGTTCGCCTGCTTGCGCTATCTTACTATCTGAAAAAGTTAAGGAAAAAGAAAGAGTTAAGGTAAAGAAAGAGTTAAAGGAAAAGATTAAAAGTTCAGCAGATTACCGCAAGGATTTACAAGTAGTAATAAACTCAATCATTCGTGAAATAGATTCAGAACATAACTGTATTAGCTCAGGCCGACCATACAAATCAAACGACCAAGCTGGGCATTACTACTCGGTAGGTGCTTATCCAAGTTTAAGATTTAACTTACATAACATTTACTCTCAATCGGTAGCTGATAATCTATACAAGTCAGGCAATCCAATAGGATTTACAAAGGGTTTAATTGATGTATTCGGGGCTGATTGGCTAAAGTTAGTCACTAAGTTGCCTGAAGTTTACCGAGAAATGAAACTGGATAAAGAAGATTTAAAGGAATACATATTTAAGGCTAAAGAGTTTTTAAAAATAGTCAAAGAATATAAGACCGAGAATCAAATTTTAGTAAGTCAAAGAATCTATTTAAGAAATATGGGTAACAAGTTCATTGGAATTTATGCTGAGTAAGGAACAAATAATACTTCAGTTCTACAATAGCCCCAACCCGATGCAGATTTGCAAGAAAATCTCCCATCAATATTACACCGACGACTTATTACACGAATGTATCTTGACCTTATACGACTTAGACGAAAACAAAATACTTGATGCTTACAATAACAACTACCTTACATACCTTTTCTACAAGATAGTTTACAATTCTTACATTTCATACACCAGCCCATTTGCTAAAAAATACAAACATTTTGAATTTAATACCAACAACTTTAATAAGATTAAAACGGAAAGCGATTTTGAGAGTAACGATTTTGAAAATGAGAATGAGAAATTTACTCAGGACATTGAAAACTCAATAAGTGATCTTGAAGAATACGACCGAGAACTATTTAAACTTTATATTCAGTTCGGTGACTTCAGAAAAATCAGCAATCTGGTGGACATCAAATACGGAGCAGTAAGGCATTCAATATTACAAACAATAAACTATTTAAAAACAAAACACAATGAACAATTTAATAATCTGCATTTTGATTGGTTCGGTCGGTTATGTGATGAGCCAAACAATGATAGAGATTTGGAGGAAGAATTTTAATACTTACCCTAAAAAGCCTTTGAGCTGTGGTTACTGTCTTTCATTTTGGATTGGGTTAGTAACTTTTTTAATTAAAGAACCCAGTTTTTATGCGTTTGGATACGCTTGTTTATGTGCAGTGCTATCTTCTATCATATTTAAAAAAATAACTCAATGAACCAAGAGATTTACGATTTACTACTTCCTTTAAAACCAAAATGGGAAGTCTATAAAACAGAACACCATTCAACCTTTACTAACATAGATTTTCACATAGTGCAGGAGGCATGGTCTAAGATGTTTGGCGCACCTCCAAGAAACTTGGGCTGTCAAAGTTGTGTTCAGGAGTTACTAAGTAGAGTCTTCAACCAGTTTGATAAGTTTGTTCCTATCCAACCTAAAAAGAAAAGAAATGCTAAAGTTTAAACATTCTGGTAACACTGGGGATATTATCTATTCACTTAACGCAATTAGGAAGGCTTGCGAGGATAATGGGACTGAGGCTGTACTTTATTTGCATTTAAATCAAACATTAAATTATCATTTTGCAAATCATCCATTAGGTAATATAATGATGAATGATTACATGTATAGTAATTTAAGACCTCTATTACTTACTTGTGATTTTATAGCTGATGTAATGACTTATGATGGTCAAAAAATTGACTATGATTTAGATAAATTTAGAAACATATCATTAAATGTAAGTGCTGGAGATATTAAGAGATGGTATTATTATGTCTATCCTGAAATGACCTTTGATATTTTTGGACCTATTTTCAATTCAGAAAAGCCTAAAGATGATTATATACTGATTAATAGAACAAGTAGATATCAAAATGGTCAAATTGACTATTCAATTCTTAATGATTATTCAAACAAGAAACTATTTGCTGGTATAAAAAAAGAATTTCAAGAAATGAAAACTATTATACCGGACCTTGAATACCTAAAAGTGAAAGACTTTAAAGAACTAAAAGACTATATCTCATCATCAAAAGTATTTATCGGAAATCAATCAATGTGTTTTGCGATAGCTGAGCAATTACAAACCGAACGGATTTTAGAGGTTTACTTTGGTTGCCCAAATGTTATCCCAGCTGGAGGTGAATTCTATGATGTCTTTAATCAAAACGGATTTAAACACGCACTAAACAATTTATTAAAATAATATGGCAGAAACAAAAAAAGCAAGAGAAAGAAGACTCAAGGAAGGATTCTTCAAAAAGTACATTGATGGCAAAAAAGTTATTGACATCGGTGTAGGTAGATTTGACACTTGGGACGGTGCAGATGCAGTTAGTCCTGATTGTGAAGGATGGGACAAAGACAATGGCAATGCAGAGTACATGGAAGGAGTAGCAGATGAAACTTATGACACAGTTTACAACAGTCATTTGCTTGAACATTTGCACCAACCTGAATTGGCTATTCACAATTGGATGCGAATTTTAAAAAAGAAAGGACATCTAATTATTGCCGTTCCTCATCGTGACCTTTACGAAAGGAAAAAAACTTTACCAAGTAATTGGAATGCGGACCACAAATTCTTTATTTTACCTGATACTGAAGAATTGCCAGATACAAGAAGCTTGAAGAAGTTAATTGAGGATGGATGTAAGGAGTACAAGTACAAGATTTTATCAATTGACGTACATGATAGCTGCACTAATAATGATAAACCTTGGGAACATGGTAATGGAGAATATCAAATTCAAGCAATAATTTTAAAGAAATGAGAATACTCGTAGTAATTCCTGACCCAATAACTGGAGTTGAATATCACCGCCTAATTATTCCATTTGAAAATATGGGTGAAGACTATAAAATAACTTCAGTTAAATCAATAGACCATCAACCTGATTCTTTTTTTAAAGAATATGATGCAATCTATACAAGTTCTGTTGCAAGTAAATTTGGACATCAGGAAGTACTATGGGCGCAGCTTAAACGCTTAGGCATTCCAGTAATAATTGATAGGGATGACGACTGGCAGTTACCACACGACCACTTAATGAAAAGGGATTGGGTTAAAAATAAAACTGCTGAACAAATAGTTTATAACTTTAAGATGGCTGATGCTGTAACAGTACCAACTGAATATCTTGCACAAAAAATTAGACAATTTAACCCTAATGTATTTGTAATTCCAAATGCTATTGATTTTAACCAAGCTCAATTTAAGCCTGATCAAAAAATAAAAGACTTAAAAACCGATAAAGTGCATATAGGTTGGAGCGGTTCAGTAACTCATTTTAATGATGTCATGATGCTGACTGATACTTTTATGCAGTTAAACGCTAATCCTGACACAAGTAAGAAATATAGAGTAGTATTGAGCGGTTATACAGAAGGGCAACAAGTATGGGAAGAATACCAAAAGATTTTTACTTCAGGATACAAAATAGCAGAGGACCAATATTGCAGGATTAACGGAATGGATGTATTTACTTACGCAAGTGCCTACGATTTAATGGACGTTGGATTAATTCCTTTAAAGGACACCGAGTTTAACCGCTGTAAGTCAGAGTTAAAAATGATGGAAATGGGGGCAAAAAGACTTCCAGTTGTAGTTTCTGACCAATACCCTTACACTAACATAGCTAAACATGGGATAAACTGCCTAACTGCAAAAAAGAACACTTGGTTTAAAAACATAAAGAGGTTAATAGACAGCAAAGAGCTTAGAGAAGACTTAGGCGAAGCCCTATATCAAGAAATATTTACCAATTTTAATATATTAAGAATAAACGAATTAAGAAAGGAACTATTTAAAAACTATGAACATAAATAGAGTTAAGATTACTGAAGTAAAAGCAAACCCTAATAACCCGAGAAGTATTAAGGATGACAAATTTAAAAAGCTTGTAAAATCAATAAAAGAGTTTCCTCAAATGCTTGAGCTTAGGCCAATTGTTGTAAATGACGATATGGTTGTACTTGGTGGCAATATGAGGTTAAGAGCTTGCAAAGATGCAGGATTAAAAGAAGTTCCAATTATTAAAGCATCTGAATTGACACCTGAACAAGAAAAAGAATTCATTATTAAAGACAATGTTGGTTTCGGAGAGTGGGATTGGGACGATTTAGCAAATAACTGGGATGCAGAAGAATTAACAGAATGGGGATTGGATATTCCAAACTTTGAAGTTGAAGAACTTGAAGCAGAAGAAGATGATTATGAAGTACCTGATGAAATTAAAACTGATATTGTTTTAGGAGACTTATTTGAAATAGGAGAACACCGATTGCTTTGTGGAGATAGTACGGATAGCGACCAAGTGGCAAAGCTAATGAACGGACAAAAGGCTGATATGGTATTTACCGACCCACCTTACAATGTAGATTTTAAAGGTCAAGATTTATCAAACACAACAAAAGGCGGAATTGAAATATTAGGACATAAAGGAGCAAATTCAAAGCACGATAAGATAAAAAACGATTCAATGCCAGATGATGAATTTGTTGAATTTATGAAAGCAGTATTGTCAAATGTTACTTTATTTAATAAAGGTGCTTGGTATTTTAGCTTTTGTGATTTAAAATTAGACTTATTATTAACTCCTTTGAAAGAGATGGGATATAATTGGAAATCTATTATCATTTGGAAAAAGAATCAAGCTACATTAAGCGGTAAAGACTATAAAAGCAGATATGAGCCAATTGTTTATGGATGCCCAGAGAACTCTTTTTACGGAGAAAGATATAAGCAAGAAGATATATGGGAATTTCAAAGAACATTAAAGAATGATTTGCACCCAACTATGAAACCTATCCCTTTAATTGAAAATGCTTTAAATAATTCAAGTAAAGAAGGAATGATAATTATGGATTTATTTCTTGGTTCAGGTTCAACAATGGTTGCTTCACACCAGCTTAAACGCAAATGTTATGGCACTGAACTAGACCCAAAGTATTGCCAAGTTATTGTGGACCGAATGATTAAACTTGACCCATCAATAAAAATAAAAAGAAACGGAAAGGAGATATAAATGGCTTACGATAAAAAAAAGATATTTGAACAAGCAAAAGAAGCAATTGACAAATACAAACTATTCTTCATTGAGGATGTGGTGGCTTGGTTACCAATAGCAAAAAAAACTTTTTATGAATTTTATCCAATTGAAAGTAACGAATGTAACGAACTAAAAGAGATGTTGGAGAAAAACAAGGTTGAAGTCAAATCATCTTTGCGTTCAAAGTGGTTTAAAGGAAACAACCCATTGACACAAATGGCTCTTTATAAGTTAATTGGCACAGAAGAAGAATACCATCGCATTGCATCAACTAAGACAGATAACAAGCAAAGTATTAAAATTGAACAAATGCCAGAATGGTTGACTAAAACGATAGAGTAATGTTCAATCCTAACTTTGTATTTATTGAAAAGTCAATAAAGCAAAAAAGAATAATCGCTCTTCAGGGTGGCACTCGTTCGGGCAAGACTTACTCAGCTCTGCAATGGCTTATCCGATTATGTCTGAAGCATCAGGGCATGACCATTTCAATAGTAAGGAAAACACTTCCTGCTTTGAAGTCATCTGCAATGAGGGACTTTATTGAAATCCTAAACTCAATCGGGTACTATAACGAGTCAGACCATAACAAGTCAGAAAACACCTACCTACTTAATAAGAACCTTATTGAATTCTTTAGCGTGGACGATGCCCAGAAGATAAGAGGTCGTAAACGTGACATCCTATTTGTAAATGAAGCGAATGAGATTGACTTAGAAGACTGGAGGCAATTGCTATTAAGAACAACTGGCAAGGTCATTATTGATTACAACCCTTCAGACTTTGAACATTGGATTTATGACCAAGTATTAACAAGGGACGATTGCGGTCTGATTATAACAACCTATAAGGACAATCCCCACTTGCCTGATGCACTTAAAAAGGAGATTGAAAGTTTAGAGCAGGCCGACCCTGAGTATTGGAAAATCTTTGGTTTAGGTGAAAGAGGTCAATTGATGGGCTTAGTCTTTAATAACTGGACCAATCAATTAGCGGTACCCGATAACGCTAACTTTGTTGGTTACGGGTTGGACTGGGGTTTTAGTGCCGACCCTACTGCATTGGTTAGTGTTTGGAAGTATGAGCAGGAACTTTACATTAGAGAGGAGCTTTACGAACGTGGCTTGACCAATCAAGATATAGCAGAAAGGTTGAAGGATATGGGCATAGCTCGGAAGGAGATTTACGCTGATAGTGCTGAGCCTAAAAGTATTGAAGAGGTGTATAGACTTGGATTTAACATCAAACCAACTCAAAAAGGCAAAGACAGCATTATAAACTCAATTGACATTCTTAGACGATACCGACTTAACTTGATAGGCAATAACCTACAAAAGGAGTTCAGAACCTACAAGTGGAAGACCGATAAAGCTAATAAGATAATCAATGAACCCGTGGACTTCAACAATCACCTAATTGATGCTACACGCTATTTGGCTTTGATGAAGTTACAAGAACACAGAAGGGGGCAATATGTTACAATCAGGGCCTAAAAAAATATATTAGATAGAATGAAAAGCATTTACTACAATTTAACCTTAAAGGACTTCATAGAGCTAAACTCAGTGAAGGGTAACGACTTGGAAGCTAAAAGACAAAAGCTTTCAATTCTGTTTAAGGTGGAAAAGGAGTTCTTTGATGGTATGACCTCAGCCCAAGTGATTGAGCTATACTCAGACTTTGAGAAGTTGGAAGCCCAACCGATTAAGACTACATATAAGAAAAAAATTAAAGTAGGTAAAAGATGGTTTTTTGTAGATTATAGGATAAGCAAAATAACTCAAGCCCAATTTATAGACATTACCCACTTTGCAAAATCTAATCCATTGGACAATATACACCGAATTGTGGCAAGTTGTGTTAGACCTATTAGCTGGAGATTTGGAAAGGCAGGAAAGTATAACGGGGATGAACATGACGAGATAAGCGAACTACTTTTGAACAAGATGAAAATAAAAGATGCTTACCCAATCATGCTTTTTTTTTGCACTCTATCAAGCAAATTATCGGACAATATCCTAAACTTTTTCCTGAGTCAAGCGGAAACGATGGAGAACCAGCTCAGAACTTTAACACAAAATG